CTTGGTTATCCGTTCTCGAAAGAAGATGCCGTCAAGCTTTGGTACAAGGGTTTCCGAACTGAGCCGATTGCTTTGCTTGAGGTGTGGGAGGCCATTGGCCACGACGTAGGTATAGACCCATCAAAGCACGAGCTGATGGACTCGCTCCGCAACATGGAGGCTATATGCAGATCGCATGGCTATGACTTCCCCAGCCCTGCCGAGCCAGCCCCGGCGCAGGATGAGCGGGAGGCGCCGACTGTGGTCGCAACCGCGATTCTCGGCGGGCTTTTTCATGGCGGCTCTGGACCGGAGCTTGGGGAAATAGATATTGAAGTATGCACGTCAGCGCTTGAGAAGATTCAGTGCGAGACGGTGAATAGCTCCGATGACGCTTTCTTGCCGCTGATGACCGTCGCCCAGCACGAACGCATCGTCGCCGCACTCACGCGCCCCGCGCAGACCGAGCAGCAGCCTGTACCCGATGCTGTATGGGAGGCGTTGCAGCGAATGATCGAAACCACGCATCAGCTTGGGCCTCACTCGCGGGAGGATGCGCAGCTGGTGGCTCGATACCGTGACCGCTATCGGCTGCTAGCCGTCCCGCAGCCGGAGCAGAGTGTGCCGGAAGGCTTCGCACTGGTTCCAGTGAAGCCGACCGTGGAAATGATTGCCGCATTGGGCTTCGAAGGAGATGAAGTCGCGGCAATAGGTCATGCATCAATATTTTCTGAGATGACCGAGTGCTACGGCGCAATGCTAGCTGTCGCACCCAGCCCCGCCATGGATGCGAAGGAGGAGTGAATGATCCTTGCGTCGCTCATCTACGCAGTGATCATGTGGCTGATCTGGCCGCTTGATTTCATCCGCTTCACCGCTGTGCTGCTCCTGTTGTTTGCCTTCACGGCCGCAATGAACACCGCACACCCCTAACCCACACACACATCACAGCCTGCCGGCGAGAGTCGGCGGGGAGGAGATTCTGCATGTCCGCACAATACACAGACAGCGACAGACTGGACTGGATGATCCAGCAGAACGCTATGGTCACTGAAGGAATGTCCGTTTGCGGCGACAGGCTGCATATCGGATTTATCGTCGTGACGCCACTTGACGATAAGCAGCTAGCAATGCCGATGGATAGCGCAAGAAGCGCAATCGACGCGGCAATGTCCGGGGCTGAAATGGTTAACGCTGAGCCCTCCGGCCAGGACGACCCGGAATTGTCAGACATCATTGCGCGAATCGCTTATGGATCAGGCGAAGAAATGCACGATGCAATCTGGGATCTTTGCGGCTACCTCTCAGAAGATGATGAGGTGCCTTATGCAATGTAGCTGCGGAGCATCAACCCAACAGAAAACGGCGGTGCGAGCGAAGCATAAGGCCCGGCTTGAATATCAGGAATGCCCGCGCTGCGGTCGCGTCGAGATCGAGGCACTACTGATTGGCTGTGAGCGGATCGCGAGCGGTCGAGACGCACAAGCCATGTTCGCGAGGCTAGACGATGAGTGACGACAACCCGATGCTGGATTACCGGATGACCCTCCAGTCGGCCATGTACATCCTCAAATCCAAAGACGCCGTGATACGCGCAATGGAAGCGATCAACGAAGGCCGGCCACAGGTCGCATACATGGCGCTGCACGAGCTGATCATGCTGCCAGGCATAGAAGAGATCGACAGCGCCGTGATGACGCTCGTACCAGAAGCAGCCGGCGTAACGGTGAGGGGGTGAGGGATGGCCAGATATCAGACCATCAAGCGATTTTCAGAGGCAACCGGCTACACTGAGCACGCAATCCGGTCCAAGCTCTCCAAAGGAGTCTGGCCCCTGGGTGAAATCTGGATCAAGGCACCGGACGGCCATGTGCTAATCAGCGTGGAAGGGTACGAAGCATGGGTGGAAAGCGGAATGGAGTCCGGCGCGCGTCAGCCTCCAGCATTGAAATCAGTTTCATGTACGAAGGGACGCAGTGTCGCGAGCGTCTCCCACTTGAGCCCAGCCCCGCTAATCTGAAGCGTGCCGAGAAGCACAAGGCAGCGGTAGAGCTTGCCATCTACAACGGAACCTTCGACTACGCCGCGACTTTCCCCAAGTCGAAGCGCGCTGTAAAGCACGGGCACCAGACCGGGCTGATTCCTCTCTCTGACTATCTCGACAAGTGGCTGGCCCGAAAGGAGGCGCACCTGAAGGCGTCGACCCTGGACGGCTATCGCAAGATCATCAGTGGCGTATTGGTGCCGAGGCTGGGCCATGCGCCGCTGGTGACGCTCACGCGCAAGATGGTGCGAGATGAGCTGACCAAGATGGACGCCTCTAACAAGCGGCTGGCCAACGTGCAAAGCTGCCTGCGGTCGGCGCTCAATGATGCGGTCGATGATGAGCTGATCGAAGCGAACCCGTTGGCCGGCTGGACCTACTCAGTGAAGGGCAAGCCCAAGGCGGAAGACGAGATAGACCCGTTCGCGAAAGAGGAACAGGCAGCGATCCTGGCGGCAGCAACCGGGCAATACCGGAACCTGCTGCAGTTCGCGTTCTGGACCGGGCTGCGCACGTCGGAGCTTGTGGCGCTGGAATGGGGGGATATTGACTGGCTACGGGGGGAGGCGCGGATATCGCGAGGACTGACCAAAGCGGCCAAGGAAGCGGAGCTGCCGAAGACGGCGGCGGGGTTGCGAGATGTGAAGCTGTTGCCGATGGCGCTGGAGGCGCTAGAGGATCAGAAGGCACACACCTATATAGTAGGCGGGCCAGTCTTCCATGATCCGCGGTACGGCAAACCCTTCGACGGCGATCAGGCTATCCGGAAGTCATTCTGGATTCCGACCATCCGCAAGGCAAAGGTCCGCTACCGGAACCCATACCAGACCCGGCACACTTACGCATCGATGATGCTGTCAGCCGGCGAGCATCCGATGTGGGTAGCAAAACAGATGGGCCACAGTAGCTGGGTGATGATCGCCCGCGTCTATGGCCGATACATTCCGAACGATGGCGACACGTCCGGCAGCAAGGCGGCTGAGCTGTTCGGGACGCCGGTTCAAATCCCTATGGAGGATTCAAATGCAGGATCGTGAATTGCTGGAGCTGGCGGCGAAGGCTGCTGGCTATCAGGTGGAGTGGGTTAAGAATTCCGGCTGCTACTACCGATGCGAGGAAGAGATCGGGCGAGAGCAGTGGGACCCGCTTGAGGATGACGGCGATGCGCTGCGGCTGGCGGTGAAGCTAAGGATCACTCCGAGGGTTCACCTGCAAGGATATTCAGTTGCGGTTACGGCTCAATGCATCGTAGATAGTTACACAGAGATATGTGGTGACGATGAGATGGCTGCCACTCGCCGAGCAATCGTTCGAGCCGCTGCCGAGATAGGCAAAAACATCTAGTTCAGCAACATTTCAGCAACCACCCCGCTACAGCCCAGCAAATACGCCAACAGGACGGGGGTTCAAATCCCCCCGGCTCCACCAAACAAGCCCCAGAATACGGGGCCTCTAGCAGAAAAGGTTGTTGAAAGTTGCTGAAAATATGTCCCGGTTAGTCCCGGTTTCAGCAACATTTCAGCAACCTTTTTTGTTTCCCCTCTCAGCCCGTCCGGGCAATCTCAATTCCCCTTCACTGCTTCATATGATTTCTCACACGTAGCCCCGGCTACTCCTCGCTCGTCGGCGACAGCAGCATAGAGTTGAGCAGCCGTTCCAATCCGGCCGAACACGTCGGCTCGCATTCTGGCGGCGTCTTCGGCTGCCTGGCCGAGCTGGGCAGTGATGGCATTGCCGGCGTCACGACTGCGCTGCTCAGCTGCGGCGAGGCGCTGCTGCAGGCGCTCAAGAGCACTACCAGCGCGATCAGCATCAGTACGCGCTGCAACCAGCTGTTTCCGTGCGTCTGCATCTGCCTTCTCCGTTGCGGCCTGTCGCCGCTGGTTTTCCTGAATGACGAACAGCGCGGCACGGCGGTCGCGCTCGCTGACTTCGGTGCGGTAGTTCGCAAGCTCGGCCTGCGCCTTCGAGGCGTCAGACTGCGCCGACAACACCCGGATCTGCTGCCCGCCGGCCACAAGGACTAAGGCAAGGACCCAGTAGGACCAAGTAGGGACCAACTTCAGCCAGGCGGTCACGTCATGCCCTCGAACAAGGCGCGCTCAGCAGCGCGGCGGCGAACCAGTCCGGCCAGCGTCTTGCCTCCAGCCTTGGTCCACCGGTCGAACTGAGCCGCGGCGCCATTGTAGTCGCCCGAATTGAGCAGGCGCAGCAGCGTCGAGTTGCTGAGATTGCCCGGCCCGAGGTTATAGACAAAGGAGACCAGTGCGTCGTGCTGGCCCTGCGTCAGCGGCACCTTGACCAGTCGCTGCACTTGCGCCTCGAAGCGCGCAACGTCCTCGCGCAGCAACTCCTCAGCTCGCTCCTTCGTGATGGTGTCGCCCATCTTAACGCCGGACGTCGTTCCATAGCCGATGGTGACCACTCCCGCCACGTCTTTATAGGCAGACAGGCGCAGCCCCTCGAAGGACTTGATCAGATCAAGCCCCTTCTGTGATGTGTGCATGATTTTATTCCAGGCAGAAAAAAGCCCCGACTGGCGGGGCTATTAGACGGTAGCGGGGCTGCCGATGTAGCTGCACCACTCGCCAAGCGTTCGCGGGCTGAGGCTGGACGGAGCAGGTAGCCCCAGCGCGGCACCGCACCACTGGCTGCAGATCTGCGCGCCGTCCGTCTCGCGGTTGAGGTTGAAGAGCTGGCTGGTGACAAGACCAAGCCAGCCATAGCGATGATGATCCGTCTCGCGGAAGTACGCCACGATCTGAGCGCCATCTGCCCAAGGCAAATCGATGACATCCCACTTCTCAGTATCGAGATGTATCTCCTTGCAGCGGACCCCGCCGTCCATAGCTGAAGACGAGTAGCACATGCCGTCGACGACTAGCTCGCAATGGCTGTACGGAGACCCCGTCCAGTATTGAATAAAGCGCGCCGTCAACCTCGTGTCGTGCTTGCGAAGCGCAAGGCGGGCCATCACGCGATACCTGACGCCGTGATAAACAGCTCGTCAATCTGCGCGTCAGTCAGCCCGACTGCTGCGCCCAAGCCAATTACAAACGGCTTGTTGCGATGCACTTCGCTTGAATAATCCCATTCAATACGCGCCTCTTCGCCGGCCTGGCCCTCCATCGCAGTAAGCGCTTGTTCGACCTGCGCTATAAGGCCGGCGCGACTAAGGGCTATACGGGCTTGCCGCATAGTTACGACTGAAGGGACAACTACGGGCGCGATAACCCAGCTCCCGTCATCGTGCGCCACATGCTCCAGCGTTGGACGCTCGCCCTGCATGACGATCCAGCCAGCTGGGCAGGTTCCACCAGACTGAGCGAAGCTGCTGCCTACCTCGGCAAATATAGGACGACTCATGCTGTGGCTCCTTTTACTTTCCGTACTTTTACGCGGCACGGCGCTGACGTTGTTGCACCCGCAGCGTCAGGGCTTGCAGTGCCAGACAGCGCGGGGTTTTGATGTATTCCGGATAGCAGGGTCCGTACGATGATGTCCCCGCCGTTTATCTGGGATGCTTTTGCTCCGTACGCCGTTGATCCCGATGTCTGCATGGTCCCCGGATCAAACCAATTGCCATTGATCCAGACCTCAAGGACGCAATCAACGTAATACCCTGGGAAGGGGTTGGCTTCTGGGTAGCGCATGTTTGCTGCAATTGTCGCCGGACTCGCCTCAGTCCCGCCGTTCGGGTAGATGATGGCGAAATCTACCGCTCCAGCAAGCTTCTTCGGCGTGACCGCTACATCGTCCCGCACGCCGGCATCCGTCTCGGCCTGCGTGGCGATCCTAAGCATTCCCGCAATAGTCTCGGACGCTGATGAGATGCGCGCCTTAATCGCCTGCAGCACGCGCAGCGGCGTCATTCGCTTGACGTTACTGGATGTCGCCTCGTCTCCATCTTCTGCCTCTGCCTGACTGGCAATCTCCAGGCTCAGCCCCTGCCAGTGGCCAGCATCATCGACCCCGCCCGGCTCAGTGCCGATACTAGCGATGGCTGCGATCCAGTTTTTCCCACCACTACGCACGGTCGCGCCGATGGAGTACGGGACATCTTCAAACCACGCCATCGCGCCGTTTGCCTCAATCTCTGCCAGCGCCTCATCGACCCGGTTATGCCACCAGTTCTCCCACTTGGCCTCTGGTGGATCTTCTGCCGCGCCACCCGCCCAGCCGCGATCTATGAGGGCATCAGTTGGCCGCTCGAACTGCGCAGGGACGCTGGCCCACTTCTTAGTGAAACTATCGCTTCTCGCCATCTCTAGTGCTCCTTAAGCGGGCGTGACGTAACTACCCACGCCGTATGGCTGGGCTGAGAAAGTGCCTTTGTAGGCGAAGGGGTATTCGTTCTTTGCGATCTTGCGAATCCGCACGCCTTGAGGGCGCGGGATGATGTCGAACTCCTGAACGAGAACGAGCAGGTTTGCCACCACGCCCTCTTCCAGCCAGACGGTGGCCATGCTCATGTCCTGGGCATCGATGACGGTGCTATCCACGCCGAAGATGAAGTCGACAGCAGCCTTCACATCATCCAATGTCGCCGCGCCGTTGTTGCGCATGATCTTTGCCTTGATCAGCACGCGGTATAGGTAGTCCGGCAGCAGGATTGTCGGCAACTCCGTGCCAGGCTCGCGATATGGTGCCGTGTCGTAGGGCTGAGCGCCGATCGTTCCGTTGTAGGCGAACACCTGCAATGCGTCGGAACGGATGCGCGGTCGGTCGATGCCGGCAATACGCCCGATGATTTCCAGCTGATGGCCCGATGCGCTGTCGATGTCGAGCAGGTCAACGATTTGGCCGAGCGATGCTTCGATTTCGGCCTGCGCCATCTTCGGCAGGATTTGCAGCCACTCGCGCATTTTCGGCGCGTTGCGGTACTGCCAATAGACGCGCGAAAGTGCTTTCTTGGCGTGATCCATCAGACATACTCCACCGTGATGTTCGCCGCATCGAGCGCGCCAAGCTGGTTGAATGCCAGGGCGAGAACTTGGCTATCGATCGTACCCGGATCAAAGCCGAGCATGATCGACTGGACGTAGCCGTTACCCGCGACGATGAAGTTCACCGGCGTATAGAGGCGGCCAGCCGCTACGTTTTCGCCGATGCGGAATCCCTCGCGATTGAAGCCCGACTGACTCTGAAAGCCCAGCAGCGAGTAGGCCACCATTTCGTCCTTGATCCGCACTTTGTCCTGTTCAGATAGCGTGCTGCTTGCGATCTGGACGAGCACGTAGACCGTGATCAGTTCAGGCCTGAAGAAGGTGATGTTGACCGGCTGCCCTTTCGGTGTGGTCGTGTCGGCGGTGATCTTGTTGGGGAAGGCGCTGTCGCGATTGAGTCCGCAGCCGGGGTTTTTGCGTGAGGCGATGGCCTTCAGCACATCCTCATCGCTGCCGCCGTCGACGAAGATAGCCATCGAGTGTCCCGCTACCCCGTCAGCATCCGTTGCGTCTTCTGAGTTCTCGAAGACCTTCACCTGCTTCACGCCATCTACGTTGCCAACCGCGGCGTAAATGTTGTCGATCTGGTTCGAGCCTGGCAACGCAACCGAGGCATTGCGCCGCGACCGAAAGGCATCATCAGCCTCTTCGTCCAGCCCTAGCGATGCGGCAGCAATGTTCGTGACCGACTGCAGGCCACCAACAGGGGTCGCGATTATCGAAAGATCGCCAGGCGATGCAGTAGCAGCCCCGGCTTCGGTACAGGTCACGCCGACGGAGCCCACGCCTCCCGAGAGCGTGACCACACCATCTGTTGCCCACAGCGTGTCTGTGGCTTTATTGCGAATCTGCGTACCGACCGGAATGACTGTGCCATCCACGCCAGTAAACGAGACGGTGGCCGTGGAAAAGGTCGCATCCTGCCGAGACAGCCCGGCAAACATCGCGATTCGGTCAAGTTGCTGGCCTATGGCGCTTTGCGGATCGCAGGATTGATAAGCAAATGTGACTTGCTCATCGAGGTTCGCCAGCGCCTCGCACCATGCGGCGATCTGAAGGCCGTCCGGCGACTCCGGATTGATGTTCCAGGCGTCGTCGATATCCAGATAACGCGCCCGCATGGCCGCCAGGTATTCGCTGAGCGACGTACCCGTAACGCCTGACGCTGTGATTTCGGCCATTAGTTTCTCCCAGGCAATAAAAAGCCCGCACGCGGCGGGCTGGGTGTTCCATTGTTCGGCTAGAGCATCGAGAGCGGATCGCCCGAAAGCTCAATCAGTAGCTGCTCGTTGTTCACGTCGATGACGCTGGCCTGAACGGTGATGCGGCGCTCCCTCTGCTCCATGGTGAGAGAAAACGAGCTGATGCCGATGATGCCCGGCGTGGTGATGATGCGGCGCTTGAGCGTGGCCTCTGCGAAGTCCTGATCGGTCTTGCCGAGAATCCCGCTGAACCAGGGCGTCCCGTCGGTTGCATCAAGGAAATATTCGCCCAGGAAAAGACGAAGGCGCCGAATGACGCCTTGCCGGGTTGCCTCTTTGCCTTTGGCGAAGTGCTCGCCGCTGGTCACGATGTCGCCGTTTACGAAGTTTCTGATCACGTCGGCGCTCCTGTATTGCTCGGCCCGGTCTGCACGCCGCTGTGCTCGTGAGTGCTGCCAACGTTCTTTCCGTTGTTTGTCAGTGCGCCGGTTGTTGCGGTATCGGCCTGAACCGTAAGCGTACTGGCGGTTTGCGTGATGCTGTCCGCATCCATCTCGATCACGGCAGCCTTCAAGCTGATCTTGCCGGGCGAGAGATGGATCCGGGTCGCGCCGTCGTAACTGCTCATGCCGACGCCTTCATTGACGAAGCCAGGGATGATGCGAGGCGTTGAGCGAATGCCGGGCACAAAGTAGGCATCCTCGGGCGAGAACATCCGCAGTTCATGCGGAGCCACTGGCCCGCCCTGATCGTTCCATGTGTCGACCGCGCGTTGGCTGAAGTGAATCAGCCCCTCCGTGCCCGGCTTGATCTGGTGCCAGAAGTACCATTCGTTGTCGCCGGAGAACTGGACGCGCACGCTGTCGATAACCGGAATCGTGCGGAACACACCATTGATGCGCTTCTGAATCCCGCACTCCACCTGCGCCATCTGCGTGTCGGGGTCGAAGGAAACCACCTTGCCAGGCAGGCACACCATCAGGTTGCGCAGCGATGTGTTAACGGCGTCCTTTATGAGAGGCGTTAACGGGTTCACTCTTGGCTCGGTCATGTCTTGCGCACCCCGCTAACTGACGTGTCCCAGGTGTCGCCGTAGAAGTCGCCTTCGTGCTTCACGCCAAGGACGCTGTAGAGCCCGTTGCCGCCCGTGGGGTCGCGATCCATCTGGTACTCATAGACGCCAGAGAACGCGAACTGGCGCGTCTCGGCCTGGATGTCCACCGTGTCGCCCGGAATAATCGAGGCGTTCAGCTTGGTTTTCACATCGACGCCTTGAATCAGGATCTGCGGAGAGCCGACCATGCCCGTTGCGGCTGAGATAACATGCGGCTCGCCCTGCCTCGTCTCTGCGGCAATCCCGTCCTTGGTCCGAATGATGACCAGCCGGTTTGCCCCCATGAACCAGGTGAAGCCGTGAAGCTCGGCCATCTCGTTCATGCAGTCGATCGAAGAGCGGCACATGCTCCGGCCTTTCAGCGCCCGCGGCAGGTCGGAGAAGTCGCCAATGAACTCCACCGGCAGCAGCAACGATTCCGCAATCTCGCGGATGATGTCGATCTGCGGCGTGTTGGCGCCCCATGACTTGCTGATGAACGCACCCGCCTGCGCCTGCCCCGACGGGCGCGCATAGAACTTGATGTACTTGTCGACGCCTTCGCGGCCGATCTCGATATTGATGATGTCGCCGGCGAACAGTAGGCCGACGCGCTCGCCGTATCCTGCTGAGAGTGCAATGCTGTCGAACTTGGCGTAGATCGCCTTTCTCGTATCGCGTGACGCGCCGTACAAGGTGATTTCCGCAACCCCGCCCGCGTTGCCCGGCCAGATATCGATGCTGAAACGGACCTGCATCGGCGGCTCATACACCAGCTCATCCGCGCCACTCTTGATGGTCAGCCGGTAGTTTCGTCCGAAAAGTTTACTCATCTGGATACCACCGCAGCTTGTTGGTTATGCCCAGGTTGGCGATGGTCGGCGCCTCCCCTTCAAGCACGACCCGGCCAAGCGCGAGGTTCAATCCGGCGAGCAGGTTGATGTTCGGGTGAAGGCCCCGGCCAAGGGCGATAGCAGTGCCATCGTCTCGGCGCATGTCGACGGTGTAATAGCTGTGACGAGTAGACCAACGCAGCCGGAACTGAACGTAGGTGCCGGCAAGCGTGACGCCAAAGCGCAGAAAGGCATCGCCCGCGCGGAGTGGGATCGTTCTCATTGCAAGCCCACCTCGCCAATATTGTTTTCCGGCTGCGCCTGAGTCGTTGCCGTGTCGTTTGCCGGCAGGTTCTGTTTCACGATCGCGGCGTTCGCGGCGTTATCCACCACGACGAGCCGGCGCATCTCCACCACCAGTTCGAGCCCGCCCTCGTTCTGCTTGGTGACCTGAACGCGGGTGTTCGTGATCATTACGTTGTCATAGGCGCCTTTCGAGCCGACGACTGTGATGAGCTGATGACTGCTCTGCAAAGTGCGGATGGCCTTGATCATCTTC